CAAAGAATTTGCATTAATGAGCAAAGGACTTGGCTCAAATTATATAACCGAAAATACATTAAAATGGCACAAAGCAAACGCAGAAGAACGCGTATACATACCTTTATTAGATGGAAAAAAGGCGCCAATGGCGAGATATTACAAGCTGAGGATATACGACGAATTCGAGAAGGAACGAATTTCTTATTACTTCCAGAAGAAAGCATCCGAAGCAAAAGATTTGTTAGTAGAGGAACATGGCAACAATCTTCAATTTTTTAACGAACAAAAAATTTACGATAGTATTCGTAAATTGAATAAACAACAACATTTAAAAATTTAATATGATTAAAACTTATTTAAATCGCGAATTTCATAATCGCAATTATGAAGTTAATACTGAACCAAGTGAAACAGTACCAGACCAAGCTATGTCTATTCGCACAATTCTTGAACGTTATTCAAGAGGATTGCCAATTGCTGGAGAAAGGACACCAATTTGGCAACAAGGCGATGATTACAACGACATGCCAGATATTAGAACACTTGACTTATCAGAAAGGCAAGAATATGCTGATTTATATCAACAAGAATTAAAAGATTTAAAAAAATCTTGGAAATCTGAGAAAAAACAACCAGATTTACAAAAATTATCGGATATTAGTTCCGAGGAACAAAACGGCGTTTTGAGTGAGTTGGATTAATCCAACTCGCGCAAAGCGCAAGACAAGCGTAGCGCGTCAGCAAAGCACTAATACTACTTGATATATTAGTGCTAGTTGACACCAAGTCAACGAAAAAAAACAAAAAGGAGTATAAACCCCCACCCTAAGAAAAAGCAAAGCGGCTGGAAGCCTAAGGGGAGCTAAGGGAAGTAGCGTAGCGGATGACCCAATGCGACCAAAAGGCGAAAAGCGGCTTGCTTTCTGGGGTTTAGAAAAAAACGACTTAAAGTGTATGGTAACAGAAACGAAAAAAACAGAAAACCAAAAACAAGCAGCAACGCTGGAACGACCGAAATCGTCGCGCAAATTAAAAAATATAACTAATTACAAACAAAGAGGCCTATTTGGCCGACTTTATAAAAAACTAATATTATGGGCTTAGCAGCAATTATACCATGGATAGGTAAGGCTATATCAACTGCATTTTCAGCTAAAAATGTAGGAACAACAATAGCAGCAGCAAACGCAGGTGCACAGTTATTAACAAATAGAGCTCAAAAAAGGTCTAATTTAGAAATGTATAATACCCAGAGACAAGACGCATTAGCAGACTGGAATAGACAAAATCAATACAATAGTCCAGAAGCACAAATGACTAGGTTTAAGGAAGCTGGGTTAAATCCACATCTTATTTATGGACAAATGACTACCGCTCAACCTATAAAAACACCAGAAGCGAAAGCGCCAAATTATGTAGCTCCACAAGCAAATCCAGACGATTTTAATATATTAGGTAGACAATATGCATTGGAAACTCAACGTTTACAGACAGAAAACATGAAATATCAAGGAGATTTAATAAAAGCACAAATTCTTAAAAACGAAAGTGAAACTAATTGGAAAAATATTTATAGTAGTTTCTTTAAGGATACAGAACCATATAGAGCAGAAGGATTAAATATAAGTAATTTATTAAAAGGAAGTCAATATAGACAATCAGAGGAAAGAATTACATCTATACAACGAGAAAGGCAATTAATTGCCCCTAAAATACAAAGCATAATTGCGGGTACGCAATTATCTGAACAAAAAAAAGCAGAAAGTGCGCAACAGATCATTAATATGATTACAGCACAAAAACTTTTAGGACAAAAAGTTATTACACAGGAACAAGAAAATCAATTTGCTAAAAAAATACAAGCTATGGGAATAGCTGGACAAACTTTATCTTCTTTATTACGATTATTAAAATAATATTTATTAACAATTAAAAAACAAAAAAATGAAAAGACGTTCAAGTCGTAAAAGGAAAGGCGGCTATAGAAAAGTAGCCCGTACTTATTACATTCAACGTGGGGGAACACGTTTATAAATACCCAAAAAACGCTAAATTTCAATTTAAAGTAAAATTGACAAAAAAATGAAAAATTTATTTAACAGTATTAAGTTAACAAAGCCTCAAAAAAATAGCTTTGATTTATCCCATGATGTTAAGTTATCAACAAAAATGGGCCAATTGACACCAATTCTAACTTTAGAATGTGTCCCAGGTGACAAGTTTAATCTTGGATGCGAAAGTCTAGTAAGATTTGCCCCACTTATTGCACCGGTTATGCACAGAATGGATGTAAGTATGCATTATTTCTTTGTACCGAACAGAATTGTTTGGAATAATTGGGAAAAGTTTATCACAGATGCTAATAGCGGAATAGTATCACCATATTTAGAAAGTGCTGATTTAGAGCAAGATCAATCAGCTAACTGGACTTCTCCATTATCTACTATGGCAGATTATATGGGTGTTCCACCACCACCAAACGGATCATCAAATACTAACATTAATGCATTGCCTTTTGCAGCTTATCAGGCTATCTATAATGAATATTATAGAGACCAAAACTTACAATCACCAATAGACTATAAGTTAAAAGATGGTAGAAATAGTGCAACATGGGCAGAAATTAATAAATGGTTTGCTTTACGCAACAGAGCTTGGGAGCATGATTATTTTACCTCTTCTTTACCATTTGCACAAAAAGGTGCAGCAGTTGATATTCCTATTGGATTAGTAGAAGGTGATTTACCCGTATATTTAAATAGTGCATCTGGAACATCTTTAAACGGAACACCTTCAAGTGTTAACGTAGCAGCACAAGGAGGTCGTACCGACGTACCATCAGATAGTTTATATGCTGACACTTCAAATGCAGAAATAGAACCAACGACTATTAATGATTTACGTCGTGCATTTAGATTACAAGAATGGCTTGAAAAGAACGCCCGTGGCGGTACAAGATATATTGAGAGTATATTAAGCCATTTTGGAGTAAGAAGTTCAGATGCAAGATTACAACGCCCTGAATATATTACTGGCGTAAAAACGCCAGTAGTTATAAGTGAAGTTCTTAATACTACTGGTGAAGACGGCGGATTACCACAAGGTAATATGGCCGGACATGCTTTATCCATTAGTTCTGGAAAAAGTGGTTCTTATTATTGTGAAGAACACGGTTATATTATTGGCATAATGAGTGTAATGCCTAAAACCGCATATCAACAAGGAATTCCAAAGACATTCCTTAAAAATGACACATTAGATTATTATTTCCCTTCATTTGCAAATATTGGTGAACAACCAGTGCAAAATCAAGAGTTATATGCTTACACATCTACTAAGGAAGATACTTTTGGATATGTACCAAGATATGCAGAATATAAGTTTATGCCTTCTCGTGTAGCTGGTGAATTTAGGACAACTTTAGATTATTGGCATTTAGGTCGCATTTTTGCAACTGAGCCAAATTTAAATTCAACATTTATAGAATGTAAACCAGAAGATACTACACGCATATTTGCAGTAGAAGATGGCATAGATCCATTATATTGTCATGTATACAATAAAATTCAGGCAGTTAGACCAATGCCTAAATATGGAACACCAAGCTTCTAGTGTCTACACAATGTTTAAACCCTTTCCAGTTAAAAGAGGAAAACGGAGGTCATTATGTACCTTGTTCAAAGTGTTTAAATTGTAAAAGACGTAGGGCTAGTACTTGGTCAGTACGATTAGTTAAAGAAGGAGAGCGGAGTATATCCGCTCACTTCTTAACTTTAACTTACGACACGGAACACGTACCAATAACCAATAAGGGTTATATGACGTTAAAAAAGTTAGATATTCAAAAGTTCTTTAAAAGATTGAGAAAATGTCATGGAAAAAATCACAGATCTATAAAATATTACGCCGTTGGAGAATATGGCGCTCAGACATCAAGGCCACATTACCATATAGTTATATTCAACGCTGATATTAAATATTTTGAACGTGCTTGGGCATTAGATAATAAAAAAATTGGCGAAATACATGTAGGAACTATAACCGATGCGTCAATCGGTTATACTTTAAAATATATTTCAAAATCTGCCAAAATACCTATGCACCAGAACGATGATAGAAGCAAAGAATTTGCATTAATGAGCAAAGGTCTTGGCTCAAATTATATAAATGAAAACACATTAAAATGGCACAAAGCAAACGCAGAAGAACGCGTATACATACCTTTGTTAGATGGAAAAAAAGCCCCAATGGCGAGATA